AAGTATATCTAACAGTATCAGCAGAAGACTCAATTCGAAAAGAACTCTCAGAGTTTTTTAAGTTTAAAGTTCCTGGTGCTAATTTTATACCTGCAGTTCGTAAAAGATTTTGGGACGGATACATTCGTTTGTTCAATCTCAACACTAATAAAATTTATCTGGGTTTGTATGATTATCTGAAAGAATTTTGTGAAGAAAGAAACTATTCTATTGAAGGATACGAAAAAGATACTGATATCTTTACAATAGAAAGATATGAAGAAATTGTTAAAGATATACCACTAAAACTTAGAGATTATCAAAAAGAAGCTGTAGCATTTGCTGCACATAATCAAAAATGTATATTAGTATCTCCGACTGCTTCAGGTAAATCATTAATGATCTATAGTCTTATTCGATATAACTTTTTGAAGAAGAACAAGAAAGCACTTGTGATAGTACCGACAACATCTTTAGTAGAACAAATGACTAAAGACTTTCAAGACTACGGATTTAGAGGTGACATAGCTAAAATATACGGTGGTGATAAAGGAGCTGACGCACCGATTGTCGTTACTACTTGGCAGTCAATGATGAGATTACCTAAAGACTTTGGTAATGAGTTTGGTATGGTGATAGGAGATGAAGCACATTTATTTGCTGCTAAATCTCTAACAAAGATTATGGAATCATTAACAGAAGTCAAATATAAGATAGGTACAACAGGTACATTACAAGAAACAAAGACACATAAGTTACAATTAGAAGGTATGTTTGGTCCAGCATACTTTGTAACAACATCAGCTGATCTAATGGCCGAGGGTACACTAGCACAGTTAAATATTAAAGCATTAGTATTAGCTTATTGTGATGAAGAACGAAAATTAGTTAGTAAAATGACTTATCAAGAAGAAATGGATTGGATTGTTAGAAATGAGAGAAGAAACAATTTTATAAATAATTTAGTAAAAGATTTAGATGGTAATACATTAGTGTTATTTCAATTTGTTGAGAAACACGGTAGACCATTATTTGATTTGTTAAACAAATTAGATAGAAAAGTATTTTTTGTCTTTGGTGGTACTGATGCACTAGACAGAGAAAAAGTAAGAGAAATTGTAGAAAAAGAGAAAGATTCAATTATTGTAGCATCTTTCGGTACATTTTCAACTGGTATCAATATAAAAAGACTACATAATGTTGTATTTGCGTCTCCTAGTAAAAGTAGAATTCGTAACTTACAATCTATAGGTAGAGGATTGAGAAAATCTGATGATAAAGAAAATGTCACACTATACGACATCGCTGATGATCTCTCATGGAAGAAAAACATGAATTATACGCTCAATCACTTCTCAGAAAGAATAAATATCTATAGTACAGAAAATTTTAACTATGAAATACATTCAGTAAGGATACCAGCAAATGACAATAACGAAAACTAATACTTCATATCAATACTTGAGATTAAATGATGGGAAAGAAATATTTGCAATGGTTAAAGAAGTAGATGATAGATTAGAATTGCATTTTCCGATGAACATATTATGTAAACCGGCTTTAACTGGTGGTGTAACTATCCACCTTGGTCCTTTCGTACCTTTTACTACAGATGATTCGATGGTTATAGATTCAAGTGAAGTTGTTGTCAGGACTAGTATTACAGATCAGTTTATTGATTTATATGATCAATCTATTACAACCTGGTTAGACATGAGGGATAATAATCAGATACAAGTAAAAACAAGAAAAGAAGATATGGAAGAGCAACAAAAAGAATTTGCTCAACTAATCAGAGATAAAATAAGTAGAATAAGAAAAGAAGAAATGTGGGAAGACTTTAATGAAGAAGATGATTTTTTCGAATTCGAACACTTACCTACAGATGAAGACATAATACATTGATCTCTTTATATAGTATATTACCCTTTTCCGACAGTACATACTTATTTTACAGTATGAATTAGGATCCGTCAAGCAATATAATGAAAAAAAGTAAAAAAAAATTTATTCATGTAAATCAACACAAAATCCGTGCTAATTTGAAACATGGTAAAAACGAACCAGTTATAACAATAAAAGAAGGTAGTAGTAATACTTATTGTCATGAAGTTAAAATTCTAGGCGAAAGTACAGTAAGGTATGGTGGTAGTGATAAACCGATATTACCTTGTGGTGCTCGAGTAGTCATTGAGACTACAGCAGAGATAGAAATAACTTGACCTGACAGCGTTCTGCAGTATAATAGATATATGACTAGAGAAAAAAGACAAACAAAAGCTTCAGTTCACTATGTAAACAACAAAGACTTCACTGCCGCTATTATTAAACACAATATGGCGTGTCGTGACGCGATTGCTAATGATGAAGAAAAACCTAGGGTAACAGAATACATTGGAGAATGTATCTATAAGATTGCAACTAGACTTTCTACTAAACCTAACTTTATCAACTATTCATACAGAGATGAAATGATATGTGACGGTATTGAAAATTGTTTACAGTATATTGAGAATTTTAAAGAAGAAAAATCTAGTAATGCTTTTGCTTATGTTACTCAGATCATTTATTTCGCGTTTCTCAGACGAATTCATAAAGAAAAGAAACAAGCAGCGATTAAACAAAGAAGTATAGAACAAGCTGGGGTGATGTTTGATACTTTTGACACGATGGATGGAAATACTACTGGTATGAACAACTCTTATGTTGACTTCTTACAAGAGAATATGAATCCTATAAACTACAAACCTCGCGGGTCTAAGAAGAAAAAAGTAGACAAATAAATTATGAAAATAGCTTTGCTAAACGATACTCATTGTGGAGTTCGTAATAACAATCAAATGTTTGCAGAGTACCAAGGTAGATTTTATAATGAAGTCTTCTTTCCGTACTTAGATAAACATAATATCAAAGACATTATACATCTTGGAGATTACTTCGACAGAAGACGAGATGTTAATTTCTATTCTTTACATAAGAATCACGAACACTTTATACAACCTATGATTGAAAGAGGTATTACTATGGATTTAATCGTAGGTAATCATGATATCTATTTCAAATCAACAAATGAACTTAATAGTCCTGAATTTTTACTTAAGAGTGATAATATCAATGTCTATACTGATCCTATTACAAAAACTTATGACGGATTAGAGATTGCGTTATTACCTTGGATTAACTCAGAAAACGAAGAAGAAGTAGAAGAATTTTTACAATTAACAACAGCACCGTTTGTTATGTCTCATTTAGAAGTAAATGGTGGTATGGTTGGACCTGGACATTTTCATGGTGGTGGTACACCCGCTTCATGGTTTGAAAGATTCGAACAAGTTTTCTCAGGTCATTTTCATCATAAATCAACACTAGGTAATATTAGATATCTAGGATCACAAATGGAATTCACATGGAATGACTTTGGTGATGATAAATATTTTCATGTCTTTGATACAGAGACAAGAGAAATTGAGGCAATTAAAAATCCTCTAAAAATGTTTCATAAAGTATTCTATAACGATACTAATGAGACATTAATGACTATTAAGAAAAAAGATTTTAGTCCTTTAAAAGATACATTCGTAAAAGTTATTGTTACGGATAAAAATGAACCTTACTGGTTTGATGTGTTTATAGAAGAAATAACAAAAGTATGTCCAGCTGATCTTAAAGTAGTAGAAGATCACAGTAATTTAGATGTTCTAAACGAAGACGAACTAGTCGGAGAAGCGGAAGACACTTTAACAATACTTACTAAACACATTGACAGTTTAAATATAGACGGAGATAAAACTAAACTAGATACTTTAATGAGATCATTATATACAGAAAGTTTAGATATTTTAGTATGATAAAAATAATACAATTAAATAGTGGTGAAATGTTAATCGCGAACTTAAACGAAGACAATTATGAGATAGAGAATCCTCTATTTGTTCATCAACAAGCTGTAGAAGGACAAGGACCTAAAGTGAACTTGTATCCTTACAATATTCTTGGAGAAGGTAACATAACACTCAATCCAGACAATGTAGTTTGGACAGTTGATCCTGAACAGAAACTATTGAATCAATATGAACAAGCGTTTAGTTCAATAATAACACCACCTAAACCAAAACTAATATGATAATTGACGGAACATGGTCTTGTGAAGGACATTCAATAACATTTACAACAAATGAAGATGGTACTTGTAGAATATATGAGTCTTATGAAGCTCAACAACAAGAAGTGACTTCACATATGAGAGTTAGTTTAAAAAACGCTATAATACATCAAGAGAAATACATTAAATTAGGATATGATAAAATTTCATAAAGTAAGATACAAAAATTTTCTATCAACAGGTAATGAGTTTACAGAGATAGACTTATCAAGAAAGAAAACATCATTAATAATCGGTGCTAACGGGTCAGGTAAATCAACACTTCTTGATGCTTTAACATTCGGATTGTTTGGTCGTGCTTTCAGAAAAATACCAAAGACAGCTCTAGTCAATTCTATCAATGAAAAACAATGTTGTGTAGAAGTAGAATTTCAGATAGGTAGACAACAATATAAAGTAATGAGGAGTATCAAACCCAACAAGTTTGAAATTTATCGTGATGGTAAAATGTTACATCAAGATGCTTCTGTAAGAGACTATCAAGCAGTATTAGAACAACAAATACTTAAGTTAAATTACAAATCATTTACTCAAGTAGTTGTATTAGGTTCATCAACATTCACACCTTTCATGCAGTTAAATACACCTGAAAGACGAGCGATTATAGAAGACATACTTGATATTCAAATTTTTTCAGTAATGAAAGAGTGTCTTAAACAAAGATCATCTTCATTAAGAAATGAATACAATGATATAAAGACAAACATTAAAATTGGTGAAAATAAAATTCAGAGTCAAGAAGAATCAATGAAACGATTAGAAGAAAATCGTGATGAAATGACTACTAAACTTACAGCAGACATTAATGAACATGAAACTCAAATAATAGGATACAAAACAAATATTCGAGCTGATATGTCAAATGTAAGTACTTGTATGAATTTAATACAAGACGAAGATTCTGTTCGAGCATCACTTCAAACAATGTTGAGTGATGAAAAAGATTTTGAAAATGAGAGAAGAAAATTTATCAAAGAATTAAAATTCTATGAAGATAATGACGAATGTCCGACTTGTAAACAAGACATTGAATCAGATCACAAAGATCATATATGTACAGAAAGATCAATTAACATCAAAGAACTTGATCAGAGATTAACAACTCATAGTGAAACAATACAGAGAATCAATGATAGACTTGAAGAAATTAATGAAGTTCATAAAGAAATAGCTGAGTCTCAGAAAATGATTCAACAAGAACAAAATCTTATAGATACTAATGAGAAGTATATTAAAAAATTACAATTACAGATTGATGAATTAGAAGCTCAAGAACATACAGAACATGATAAAGAACGATTAGAGAAGTATAGAAAAGCTTTAGAAGTTCTACAAGGTATGGAACAGAACGCTTCTGAACAAAAACATTATCATGACTTAGCTGATATATTACTCAGAGATAGTGGTATCAAAACTAAAATCATACGACAGTATTTACCGATTATGAATAAGTTGATCAATAAGTATCTAGCGAGTATGGAGTTCTTTGTACAGTTTGAACTTGATGAAGAATTTAATGAACAAATTAAATCTAGATACAGAGATAATTTTTCATACGCTTCGTTTAGTGAAGGTGAGAAAATGAGAATCGATTTATCATTGTTGTTCACATGGAGATCAATTGCGAAATTAAAAAACTCAGTAAACACTAACTTACTAATTCTTGACGAAGTATTTGATAGTTCACTTGATGAAGGTGGTACAGACGAGTTTTTAAAGATACTACATACATTAGATAATAATACAAATACATTTATAATTTCACATAAAGGTGAGTCAATGAATGAGAAGTTCAATAACATTATTGAATTTGAGAAAATAAATAACTTTAGTAAAATAGTATGTTAGTTAAAATTTTAACAAAATTAAAGAATTGGACAGACCCTAATTATTGGGGAGAACAATTAGGTGAAAAAACGGGTGCCTTTGAAAAAGCTGAGAATAGTAAATTAAGAAAATGGATAGATAGTTTAGAAGGTTGGAAATGGTGGGCATGGCAACTAGGTCCTGGACTTGTAATAATTATATTAATAGAGTTAGCAATTAACCAAATCGGGTTGACTATGTTACCATGGAGATAGAATGTTAGTAAAAACTGAAAAACAGTTAAGAGCAAAGACAAGAGATTTTGATTTCGAGAAAGATGAAATTTTTAAATTGAAAGAAGAACTAGTTAACACTATGTGGTTAGAGTCCGGTCTTGGTGTCTCAGCCAATCAGTTAGGACATGATGTTAGAGTATTTACCATGAGAGGTGAAACTAAAGAAGAATCATTAGTATGTATCAATCCAAAGATTGAAGCATTTTCAGAAAACATGAATACTATGGAAGAAGGTTGTTTGTCAATACCAGATGTATTCGCAAGAGTAGTTAGACCTGCAGAAATAGTTGTTACTTTTAATAATGAGTTAAATGAAGAAGAAAAACAAAATTTAGATGGATTGACAGCTAGAGTATTTCAACACGAATTAGATCACCTCGATGGTATTCTTTTTATAGATAGAATCGGACCATTCGCTAGACAAAGAGCGTTCGAAAAAGCCAAGAAAATTCAAAAAATGAGAAGACGAGGCAAAGAAAAATACAAAGCTAGATTTGCATTGTAATGGACTTACATTATGAGTTACAGAGAAGTAACAGCTCTAATTTATCAGATTGTATCAAAGTATATGAGAATGTTTTCTGTAGTGATTGGTGTATGGATTTATGTACATACTTTGACCATACTGAATACACATACCGGACAGATGATCATAGGAAACAGACCACCGAAATGCAACTTATCGGTGATAAAAGAGCCCAAGCAGTAGACTACAAAAACGATCTATTCGAAAAATTATATCCATTAGGTTCTGATTATGAGAATTATTTACACTCATTATGTCATGATGATTATAAACCTCACGATAGACCTTTAACTGATATTTACAGTACAGGTTTTCGATCTCTACAAGTACAAAGATATTTACCAGAAGATAAAGGATACCCTGCTGTTCATATAGAGTCTGGTAAAGATCACTATAAAAAGTATCTAGCTGTTATTGTTTATTTAAATGATGTAAAAGAAGGTGGTCAAACAGTATTTCCCATGGCAGGTACAGCCATCACACCGTCAGTAGGTTCAGTAGCAATCTGGCCAGCTGGATTACCATTTTATCATTGTGG